GAGGTTTATTGATGCCGATAGCAAACACAGGCGGAGAAGGTAAGCCCCAACTGTTAGCGGAGACGCTTGCCATATTCAAACGGTAGAAGAACAACCACAGATTGAAAGAGGGAGCATATACGCTCCCTTTTTTATTGCCTTAAAACTAAATCACTTTTGTACCGGCTAATTTGATCCCGAGAAAATTGCCGACCATCCCAGATCATAAAAGCAAGTTAATTTTGTTTCTAAGTTTTATACCGGTACGAACTTGAAAACAACTTTTCAGGATTTAAGCACGCTCCAGAGGGTGAAGCATGAAAGCTTTGATGAAAAGCAGCAAACCAGAAACGCAAACCAGAAACGCAAACGGGAAGATTGAACCCAGATTGAAAGAAAGTGTGAAGGTAAAAACGCGATGAACATACATTGAGCGATTTTCAGAAAACACGATTTTTCGGATTTTTAGCGGGTGAAATTCAAACCAATTTTAACGCCCGTACTTTGACTTATTCAGAAAATACAATTGAAATTTGACCCCCCCCTATGATTTTTTTTGCGTCTGGGGTTTCACCCCCATCACCCGCTAATTTTTTGGAATTTGGACTTGACCTTTTGGTTCAGAATTTTATGCAACAGAGATTGGGTTGATTCGTATTATCTTTGAATAACAAAACAAATGGCTATGAAAGAAAACGGTAAAATAGATAAGGAGGAGCAGAAGAAGTTGGAGAGTATTGAATGGGTTGCTCGTATCTGTGAGCATTACGCTACTGGCAATTACACTATTGTAAGTTGTTGTGGAAAGGAAGGTTTGAGTGAAAGAGCCTTTCACAAATACTGCGGCAAGTACGCTGAGTGTGCAGAGCTATATAAAAACGCCAAGAGAGAGGCAACAAACTCATATAAGACCGAACTGATACATAAGGCTCAGACAGCCTTAGAAAAGGCCATAGAGGGCTATTTTATTGAAGAAACAGAGACCGTTGAAAGGTTCAATAAGATTGGTGATTCTGTTGGTCGTTCTGAGAGTAAGAGAAGAAGCTTTGTTAAGCCTAATGTGACTGCTATCATCTTTGCTTTAAAGAACTGTGACCCAATGAGTTGGAACAATGAGGGCTTACATGAGGCTGTTGCTGACGAGCAGGTGTTTAAGATTGGAGACCAGGTGATTAAGTTTACTTAAAATTGGTGCTTATGACTAAGGCTGAGTATAATGTGATTAAGCGTTATGCGGGTAATGTTATTGCCGAGCAAGGTGGTATCTTACAAGCATACGCTTATATAGAATATGTTTTAGCTAAGATAGAATGGACGATATGCCAAAATCCCATAAATGAGAAGTTGATGAATCAGTATGATTTTTATTGTACTGTCTTGGATGAGGTTGAATGTAGGATTTATTTGAATTAATATGTGGGAGTTACCTACGTATATCAGGGATGGTGTTCATTTGAGCACTGTTGAGGTGGAAATGGTTATTAGGGGTGTTTGTCATGACCACAGGACTATTCGTGAAGCGGAGAGGTTTATTTATTCAAGGCTAACTCATTTTGAGATTGAATCAAGGAAAGGCAGGCTCAATGATTATGAGCATAGTGCTTATTTGGATTGGAAAGAAGTAGCCAACTACTTTTCAGTTTACAAGCTGTCCTTTGAACGTGAATTTTATAGAAAGAAGCTATGGTAGTATTTGAACCTTTTCCCAAGCAGAAGGAGTTTATTGAAGCGGCACTAAGTGGTGAGTATAACTACTTGATGTACGGAGGAGCAGCAGGGGGCGGAAAGACCTATGTAACTATGGCTATTGCCATTATGCTTGCCAAGTTTTATCCAGGCAGTCGCTCATTTGTTGTGCGGGAAAGTTTACCACGCCTTAAAAAGACATCTATCAAAAGCTTTTTTAAGCTTTGCCCCAAGTCTTTTGTCAAGAAATACAATCAACAGGACAAGTTAGTTATCTTTAAAAACGGCAGTGAACTGCAATTCATCTCAGAGAACTTTCAAAACGACAAGGATTTGACGCAGTTTGATGGATTGGAAGGTAACTTTTTCTTTTTAGAGGAAGGTCAAGAGCTGCAAGAAAGGACGTTTAACAAGGCAATCCTGCGCTGTGGTCGTAATATCATCAGCCCAATGCCTCCCAAACTCATCTTTATTACTTGCAACCCAAGTCAGAATTGGACTAAGGAAAAGTTTTACAAGCCATACATAGAGAAGAGTATGCCAAATAAGCATTTTTACTTACCTGCTACGATGGCTGATAATACGTTATTGCCTGAAGATTACATTGAGAGTTTGAATAACCTTGATGAGATTACGCGGGCAATCTTTGTGGATGGGAACTGGGATGCAGTTGATGTTGATAGACCATTTGCCTACGCCTTTGATAAAAACAAGACAGTTAAGCCAAATGTCAAGTACAACCCAAATGAGGACTTGTATTTGTCCTTTGACTTTAACGTAGACCCAATCACTTGCATCTCAGCACAGCATTATGGCGGCAAGATTAGGATACTCAAAGAGTTCAGGCTACGCAACTCAGACATCTTTGCCCTTTGTGATGCAATTAAAGCTGAATATGGAAGTACACCATTCATTGTTACAGGTGATGCAAGTGGCGCAAACAGGTCGGCAATGACCAAAGGGGCGATGAACTACTACATGATTATCAAAGAACAGCTGCAAATCACACGCAGCTCATTCCGTGTTCCATCATTCAATCCGTCGATTAAGAACTCAAGGGTGCTGCTCAACTCATTGCTTGAAAAACACCCCGACTTTTTGATTGATGCAAGCTGTCAGTTCTTGATTAGTGACCTTATGGCTGTGGAGAGTAATGAAAGTGGTGCAATTGACAAGGCAAGAGACGCAACTAAAACTCACTTGCTTGACTGCTTCCGCTATTATTTGTGGTCATTTCATAGTAACTTTGTGAAATATCTAAAGCAAGCATAAAATGCCAAAGAAATTAGAAAGATGTGTAAACGACATCACCAAAACAGGTAAAAGCAAATCAAGTGCTTACGCTATTTGTACAGCATCATTAAATAAATCAAAGAAAAAAGGCAAAAAATGAACTGGTTCAAGAGGAAACAACAACAAAAAGAAATAACAACTTCAGTCAAAGACGCGCAAACAGGAACAACTATTCCATTAACGCATATTTTTACTGATAGTTTGCAAAGAAAATGGTATCAATTTGACAATCATTTGACTATTCCTGCAAAAAGAGCTATTGCAGCGGAGGTTGCTACCAAAATGCAAGAAATGAATCTTACAAAAGAGGTTCTTCTTCAGTTAATGGCTAAAATGAAAGACCATGCTAATAGTGGCAAAATTGTAGAGCTATTCAGCATATTAAACGAAATAGAGTTTAGACTCAATTTCATAGCTGAAGAAGAAACACTTATTTCACTTGCAGCTTGTTATTTTGTTTTAGAAGGTGAAGATGAGACTAACTTTAATGAGGTTGAGAAAAAGAAAAAGGTTGACTTTATTAAATCAGATAAACAGGCCTTCAATTTTTTTGTCCAAAGGGCGTTCGAGTACACAACAAAATATTCACAGATGTCAGACATAGATATACAAGAATATTTGACACTGAACGCCCACAACGCAGAAAGAGTGAACCACTATTTGCGTATCCTGAAATAATCACTTACATTGATGAGATTAATTATCTCAATCAGGTTTTTTGCGACAATAGTGTTAGTGAGATGAAGGTGTTGGAATCTTTGAGTGTAGACGAATATTACATGACCTTAAATACTTATATTCGTATAGGCGAAGAAAGGTCAAGCGCGGTTGACAACATTAGTTCTTCAAGTAACGATAAAAGAACATCACTAAGAACGTAAAAAAAATGGCTATAAATTCAGTTAAGAATGTAGTTTTTGAAGTAAGAGCTGATACCACTAAAGCACAACAAGAGCTGAATAAGCTACTTGAACAGCTTAATAAAATTAAAGAATCTTCAAAGATTGGTATTTCATCAACCGCAACTGGATTAGATTCTCAGATTCAAGCCTTATCACAAAAGCTCGATACTATTGCTGCCAAGAACATTGCCCGCAGCAATAATGAAACAAAGACTGTTACAGCTAATAAGACCAAGCAAGTTCAGTCTGACCTTCAAGTAATAGCCGCTGAAGAAAAAGCAAATCAGACAAGAATTGACCAAAATAATAAGTTTTGGAGTCAGCTTGAGCAAGTACAAACTCAAAATCAAGAAAGTTTAAATAAATCTTTCAATACCCGCATTCAAGAGCAGGTAAAGGCTGTTGAAAAAGCAGAGACTCAAAAGTCAAAAGATATTAAAGCTGCTTTTGATGAAAGAGATAAGGCTCAGCAAACATCCAATAAAGAAATTGAAAAGACAACTAACGCTGAGATAAAAAGTTTTGAGCAGAGTCAAAAAGAAATAAATGACGCGAGAGAGCAGGGCAGAAAAGATGCTCGTAAAGATATAGCACAGAAACAAAAGGAGCAAGAACAAGCAAATCAGAGGCAATTAAAACAAGAGCAAGGCCTTGCCAACGAACTACGCAACTTTACTCAGCAAGAGCAAAAAGACATTGATAAGCTAAGGGATGGTGAAAGAAAGAAGGCTGAAAAAAATGCACAACTTGCTGAAAAAACTAAAAAGACAGAAGAATTTAAAGCAAGTCCTTATGGTCAACTTATACAACAGGCGCAAGTAGCAAGTGAAAAAGTAAAACAACTTGGGGCGCAGTTATTTTTATTAGAACAAGCGGGTAAGAAAAACACATCGGAATACAATGCACTGAGCAAAGAGTTTAAGAAGGCATCTCAAGAAGCCACTAAATTAAACCAAGCCACAGGTGCATTAAAGATAAGTTCAACTCTTGGAGGCTCAAAACAAGCTTTAACTGGTATTGCGGGCGCTGTGAATTTCATATCACAGTCGGTAGCTAACTCATCAACCAACTTTGTTCGCCTTAGAAACATCATTGCTCGTACAGGCGTTGCACTTGGAGCAGTATCAATTGGAGCGTCACTTCTTTCTTTTGGTAGAGCGGCTATTAAGGCGGCTACTGATTATGAGGTACTTAGCGTTTCTTTTGGTACTTTGATTGGTAATGCCACACTTGCTCAGCAAAAGATTAAAGAACTTAGGGTGTTTGCAGCTGAAACTCCATTTACTGTTGATGATGTATTCCAAGCATCACGAACACTTCTTGGATACGGTGTAACTGTTGGTGAGCTTATTCCAACAATTAAAACACTTGGTGATGTAGCGGGTGGTGTTGGTGTTCCGCTTGAACGACTTGCACTTGTGTTTGGTCAGGTTAGGGCGGCAGGTCGTCTTTATGGAC